GACATACCCCTAACAGCAGATGCTGATGTAGAAGCAGCAAGAATCTTAGAACCATTCTCTAGTTCCAGACTTCCTCTATTCCAAGATATAATACCTTGTTGCATCCACTTAGGTAAATTCTCATATGCAGTTTGCAATCTACCTAGCAGTTCTCTAGCAGTGGCTGCTTTGTTTGCTAGTATACCTACATTGACACTATCATTGAAAACAACATAGTGTAAAAGATAAGCTACACAAGTTGTAGATTTACCTGTCTGTCTAGGCATCTTACAGATGTTAAATCTGTTCTCATGGAAATTTTTAATTAACTGCTTTTGAAAATGATAAGGTTTAAATGGTGTAAGACCTTCATCTAGACTAACAATCTTTACGTATTTTTCTGCAAAATAAATGGGATCGTTTCTACAAGCATAAAATTCAAGTACTTGCTCTTGAGTAAACTCTTGAGCAACATTTGCTTTTTTTAAATTGGGATTGCCTAGATAAATGTTGTCCATAATAACCTCTTACATCATTTCATACTTTCCAAACTTTTTGTCATGTTCCCTAGTCTTTATAGTCATATCTATAATCTTTTCTAAGTTCTCTATTTTCTTTTCTAAATTTTTAG